GGTTGGTCTCTTGATTGTGGCTATTTGTGTGTTGGTTGCTGTATTCTTGTTTGGAAATAAGTTTGTTCCGGTATTGGCTGGTGCTGCTATTGGTACAGGATGCGCTTACATTGTAGCAAAATGGAAAGAAGCGCAGGATGATATTCCTGATGAGAAAGATGTCAAGGCGACTTTACGTGGCGCTTATTTAGCAGACCTTATTATTGGTGTTGCTTATGTTTTTTCATGGATAATTAATACTGTATTCTAATGGTCGAAGTGATTGAACAGATAGGCGGGATAAAGTTTGCAGACTTACGTTTGTATGCAATCGTATTGTTTACATGCTGTATCTTTATTGTCGTTTCTTCATTCGTGGATATGTGGAGTGGCATTGATGCGGCAAGAGTAAATAAAGAAAAAATTGATAGTAAGGGGTTAAGGAGAACTGTAGCTAAAGTGGTTGATTATTTCCGTGTATTGATATTCGGTACAATGGTCGATGTCTTAGGACTGTTCATTTCTTGGTATGTAGCTCCTTATTGTATGATTTTGATAACAATGGGTATTATCTGCATAGAAGGTCGCTCGGTATTGGAAAATAGCCGCAAAAAGAAGTCTCATGCTGCCGATGTAGCCGATATGGCACAAAAGATAGTAAAATGTATTAGCAGTAAGGATGCAGAAGATTTAATTGAGCAGATTAAAACTAAAGTTGAAAGAAAATGAAAGTACTAATTGATAACGGCCACGGTGAGAATACAAAGGGCAAGCGCTCTCCTGATGGAAAATTGCGGGAATATGCTTGGACTCGTGAAATTGCAGATATGCTTGTTCTGGAATTAGGCAAAATGGGTATTGATGCTGAAAGGATTGTAAAGGAGACAATAGATGTTCCACTATCAGAGCGATGCCGGCGTGTGAATGAGATTTGTGGCAGATTGGGTACATCTAATGTAATCTTGATTTCCATTCATTGTAATGCTGCAGGTTCTGGAATAGATTGGATGCAAGCAAGAGGCTGGTCTGCTTACACGAGCAAGGGAAGTACAAAAGCCGATGTATTAGCATCATGTCTGTACGCATCGGCTGCAGAATGCTTTCCGGCCGAGACAAAAATACGCAGCGATTGGTCGGATAAAGACCCTGACTGGGAAGAAAACTTCTACATCTTGCAGAAAACGAAATGTCCGGCAGTTCTTACCGAAAACTTTTTTCAGGATAATAAGGAAGATGTTGAATTCTTACTTTCCGCTGATGGGAAAGCGCGAATTGTAAAGGCTCATGCCATTGGAATAGCTAATTATCTTAAGGTCTAAGATTATATGAAAAAATGGTTGTTTATAGGTTTAGTAGCACTGGTATCTGTTACTATTGGCTTGATTAAATATAATCGAAAGCTGCAAAAGGAATGTGAGCGTCAATCCGGTAATATTGCAATCTTAATGAAAGACATAAAGTCCTATAAAATTCGGGATAGTTTAAATGCAGTTTCTGTGTCGGCATTGAACTTGACTATTGATGAACTGAAAGAGTATCGTGCCGATGATGCTCAAACAATAAAAGAACTCGGCATTAAAAACAAGCATCTTGAGGCTTTGGTTAAAACCGGGATTCATTCAACAGAAACAATCTATGCAGACCGTTGGCATCCACTTCCGGACAGACCGGATTGTTTAGAGGTTAATAGCAAATGGTCTCATGTGATAGCCTGTTTCAAGGATTCTACGGTTTATTATAATATTCGTGATAGTCTGGCGGCTGTTGTTCATCGAATACCAAAGCGAAAATTCTTGTGGTGGAGTTGGGGCACAAAGGGGTATAAACTGGAATTGGTTAATTTTAATCCCAACACAAAGATTGCTTACAATGAATTTATAAAAGTCTCAAAATAGCAGTGAGGGAGTCTCGTGAATAGCGACCCCCTCATCTTTATAGCAGATACTCCTTTAGTGCGTCAATGCCTTGTTTGACACTGCGGGCAATAACATACTTATTTCGGCAGTTTTCCGCTTGCCTTTGAAATTCTTTTTGTTCTTCCGATTGGATGCCTTTCTTTGTCTTAAACTCTATACATAGCGAAGCGTAGCCTTTCTTTGGGATTAGTAGGATAACATCGGATACGCCGGAAGTTACACCTTGCCGTTTGAGATTAGCGGCTTCCCTTATATGGCGGCTTCCACCATTCGGAACAGCGAAAAGAAGTTTATTGGGCAACCTAGGGAATAGCTTTTCCACTTCTTCAAAGAACTTGCATTGCATACGTTCTTCCTCGTTATTTTTCTTCCTTTTTCTTTTGGATGGATTCTTTTGCTCAGCATAGCAGTTGTAGCAGATATAGCCTGCATCAGTCTTAATGACTGATACAGTTTCTTTTCCGCATACAATACATTTTTCTTTAGTCATTTTCGTCATTCGTTCTGATTAATCAAATGTATTTATTCAATTCTTTTTCTAATTTTCTCCTATCAACTTCTGGAAATAACTCAAGAACAAGGTTAAGCGCATTGCAGTAATCGTTTGCGTAGTCTTCGGTATCCATTAGCCGTAATACCATTGAACAAAAGATACTCTTTTTCTGTCTAAAATCTCTGCTTAATACTGCTTTTGACAATCTGATAATTTGTTTTTCCATTCCATCCATAAATTCTTTTGTGATTTTGTAATTGATGACAATTAAATCTCTATTCACAGAGCCCATGATAAAGGCTCATACAGCTATATCCACCTTCAGGTTCAAACATATCATCCATGCCGGCATCTTTCCGGTTTACATACTCGAAAACTTCTTCTACTGTTGGATAAGTCTTATTTTTACAGAAACGATCAGGAATGTAACCCGGTGAGAAGAAAGACGAACCCTTTGGGGTTTCTTCTTTCATTCGTTGTTCGGCATCTATCAAGCGACTTCGTCCAAACTCTTCTTGCGAAATTAGCTTTACCTCTTGCTTCCTGCACATAATACAGGGATAGCAACCAACTCGGGAAAATCCACGATAATATAAAGGATTTGGATTTTGTCCAGCAGAAAGGATCTGGTCTATAACTTCTTGTGCTGACCATTGGAAGATTGGGCGGGAAACACTGGCATCATAATGTTCGCACCATTTAAGCACATCTTTTCTACGATAATCTTGCTTCCATACCTCAATAACCTTTCCTTTACGATTCTTTTTCACACGTTCGAAATATTCTCCGAAGTAGTTGCACTCATAAGGAAGTTTGGCGCGTTCTTCGCTTTCTTTTGCTCGAACACCTTGAATTATCAAGCAAGGTTCAGTAAGTGAGAGAATATAATCAATCATCGGCTTTATTTTTAATTCCGAGGTGCAAAACCTTCTCTGGGAAGACGGGAATCGGGAACGTTTGATAGACATATCCACAAAATCAGTGTATTTCTTACTTCTCAAAATTACTAATCTGACATCAAGTTGTTTACACACGTTACTAATATGTTGATAAGTATCGGGATGCTCCCAACCTGTATCACAAAATACGGCTTCTATTTTATCGGCTCCATATTTATTGGCAGCCTGGATTAAACAGGCTTGCGAATCCTTACCACCGGAAAAACTAACAATTATCTTCATGCTATATGAACTTTTTTATTTCACGCTTCATTATCAATTATATTTCTTCGTAATCCTTACACTCTTTGCAATAAAATCCCCAATTATCATCGTTATATTCGTTGGGCATTTTAAATCTAAGAGAATGGTTTAACGCACAAAGGTCACTATAATGCCGTTTGGCTGACTCCTCAACAGCTCTATCCATTTCATCATCATTCAATTCTCTTTCATCCGATTTAAAGTTCCTGCATGTATCACAGAAACGGATGGGTTTCCGTTTCCCCTTTTTCCCGACAGGCTTTTCAACTTCTCTTAACCAGCAGTTTTCATCCTTGACCGGGCAACATCTACAGTAGTCATCCATTCCGTAGAATTGGCAGTAACCTTCACAGAACCATTCCCGAAATTCTGCGAGCAGTTTTTTCTTTATAAGCTCCTCTTTCAATCAATCCTCCACTTTTTCAAAGTGCACATCTTGTTTATTCCTTTTTCTGCAGCTCTGGCCCCTTTCTTGAAACCCTCTACAAAGCTGTCAAAACAAGCTCTATGGATTTCTAAAGTGCATCTTTGCATAAGTGGGCAAATCGAACATTTTTGGCTAAGCCCTGCGGATTTTTTAGCGAGTTTCGTTACATTTTTCATTGGATATTAGATTTGAATTTATTTATAGTAGTCCTTTTATTAAAAATAGCCATAACAATCAAGGCTAAAGCGACTTTCAATAATTGCTTTTTCCCAACAATTACAATATTACTACGATTTAGCCCGTCATCAGTCATGATACTGTACCAATTCTTATAAGGTGGTAGTACCTTATAGATATATATTTTCCAAATTACCTTTTTCATACTTATATTTTCAAATTTTGCAATTATACTTTCTCTAAATCTCCCCATAGTTTTTTAGCCAATTCGTAATTCTTTTTTGCCTCATTAACTGCTTTCTTGGCATAAGCGAGAGAATAGGAGTGTTCACGCGGATATTTGCCGGATTTCAATCCCTCATGGTATTCTTTCGCTTTCTCTAACTTGTGTTCGTAGAAATCGATACTTTCCGGCATAGAAAGATTGATAGTGTTTGCCTTTTCTTCCCAATATTTGGCAATTCTTTCGTGTTCGGCAGCCTTGTCGCTAAATTCAACACTTTTTCCCATATTGTTCCAAGCATCATCAATCGCTTTTCGATGCCGTTTCTCGCTATGGTGCCCGACCTTGATTGGCTCTCCAAGAGAAAGAAAATCTTTGTCTTTGTTCGAGCGGTTGAAATATTCGTTACTTTTTTGTCCGGCAGACTGGGCCCAACCATGGCGGCGCTCGGCTCTTTGCTTGGCCCATTCCTGCACATTAAATCCGTCAGCTCTGACGATGGAGTAATAATAAAAGCCTTCACGTTCATAGATGAGATTGAACACAATACATTCATTCTCTTTGCCATATTTGGTTGTAACTTCAATAACTTCTCCTTTTTCGTGTTTTTCACTGCATTTTGCGAGAAAAACATTGGGTACATATTTGCTATACGTATTCATATCAATATAATTATCGGTTAAAAACTTCTTTGTGTACTTGATTTATAGTGCCATTGATTATCAAAGAACCTTTAGCGGCACGGATTTTATTACCTTTTTCTTGAACTTGATAACCGGCTTTTTTCAGCCGGTCTATTTTTTGTTGTGGTGTTATTTTAGAAACCTTCATCATCATAATCTGTGCTGAAAATATTCGCTACCATATCAACGATATTTTCCTCTATATCTTCCGTGGAACCGGTAACATCCTTGGCAATGGCTTTCTTATTTTGAATGATACGGTAAACCTTCTCGTCAATGGTACGTCGGCCGAGGAAATAGTAACAGGTTACAGAATCCTTTTGCCCTATACGATGCGCACGGTCTTCGCACTGGCAACAATCGGCATAAGTCCAGGGAAATTCAACAAAGGCAACATTGCTTGATGCAGTTAGGGTAAGTCCGACTCCTGCAGCTTTAATGGAACAGATGATAATATCTGTTTTGGGATTGTTTTGAAAAGAATCCACTGCTCTTTGTTTTTCATCTTGTGAGTCCCTTCCAGTTACAGATACAGCCGTAGGAAAATAGCTTTTCAGTTGATCTACCACTTCGTGAAGTGAGCAAAAGAGGATGATTTTCTTTCCATTCTCACGAAAGTCTTTTACGAACTCAATTACATCACGTACTTTCCCTCTGGCTGATATTTGGCGGAGGATATTAATACGCACCATGACTTCACCTCGTAATGCTTTCTCTATCTTTTCATCATCCGCTTCTTTGTATTTTTGTAGGTACATGATAAGATCACGCTCTGCGTCGATATACTCCTTGCGGTTAGTTATCTCACAAGTATTTACTTGTCGTATTTTATCGGGAAGGTCTGTTAGCACCAATGACTTTTCACGCCGGAACATACATTTAGTCCATAACATATAGTTAAGCTCTTTCAGGTTTGATGCTTCATTTTGGCCGGAGCAATATCTATTGACGAATGTCTTATATCCTCCAAAATCTTCCATTCTGGAAAGGATAGATAACTGCGGAATTAAATCTTTAGGCTTATTGACAACCGGAGTTCCGGTAAGTTCAATGACCCATTCCTTACCATTGCATATACCTTTACAGAATTTAGCCTGCTGAGTGGATGATGATTTGCAACGGTGGCTTTCATCAATGATTACAGATTTGAAAAGTTGGATGCTGTTTCTAAATTCCACATCTCTTAAAGTCCAACCAGATTCTTTTTTGATACGTTGTACAAAGTATTTTTTAAGCGATTCATAATTAACGATGAATACCTGATACATGCCAGTCTGATAAAAGAAAGTCCATGTATCTCGTACTTTATCCGTCAGTACCATTGCCTTTTTATCTGTGAACTTATGCCATTCTCTTTCCCAATTAACCTTTAAGGCAGAAGGACAAATAACCAAACAAGGAAAGGCATTCCCAAGATTAATGGTTGCAATGCTTTGCAGTGTCTTTCCAAGGCCCGGCTCGTCGCAATTCATGAATCGTTTGAGCTGTAATCCTCTTGCAATTCCTTTTAATTGATAGGGATATGGGTTTACTTTTAGTAAGTGGGGAATATCAAGCTCCGGCAGCTCCGGTATATTGTATGCAACTTCTTCCTCTTCTTCTTCTTCTTGTTTCTGTTGTCCTGTAACCCATTGGATATTTTCAAATGGTCTGATTTGATAGACCATTTTTTCAAGTTCGACACGACTGGAAACAGGAATAAGCCATTTCTTTCTGCTTCCGTCATATCTCTTGCCTGTGATTTGACGTATTCTGTCAACAATAGTGGGCTTGTACTTGAAAGTAACTTCAAAAACGTTTCCTTTTAATTCTATAATCATGACTTGTAATTTAGAGTTTTATGGGGCTGACAAAAATCAGCCCCGAATTTGATTAAGCGGCAGGAGCTATGGTTTTGGTCTTTCTGCCTTTTCTTTTAGGCTTTACTTCTTCTGCAGGAAGTTCTTCAGCATCGGTAACAGCTTCATCGGGGATATCGCTATCAAAGTCTAACCGCTCTTGCTTAATGCCCCATTTCTCTTCAAAGAGATATGCTTCCACTTCCGCATCGCAAGCTGCTGCATCTATTTGTAGTTCTTCTGAAAATTTATATTCTTCGTCTCCGAATGGAGTAAAGATTTTCAAATCCACAATTTTACCGGATTGTAGTAATTTGCCTCCCATTATGGTTATACCTGGTACTCCATCGTTGCTATCATTGGCATATCCGGTAATGAAGTAGTTATTCAGAGTTTCATCAAAGCCCGGTGATGTAAAACTTGATTTGTAGATTTTTTCCGCTTCGGGTTGCTCGCATAATACCACAAGATGCAGTTTCAAGTGATTAAAAATCTCCTTCAGTTCGGAATGTACGATTTGGTCGCAATTCTTGGTAACCTTGTTTGTGTAGTTGGCTTCTGTGAATCGCTCGTTGTACACAACATTTAATCTGTCTTTTTTAATGACAGCCTGCTTGATGTCAATTTTTGCAGTTTCCATTGTTCTCTTTTTTAGGCTCATCCTTTGATGTAAGAATAAGCATGTTAATAAATAGATATATGATTATACCGGCTCCCATGATGAATGGGAATCCAGTAATGTTTTCGTCTAATCCCATTAGGATAATGGCTATAAAAAGCCAAAGCAAGTATTTGGGTGCTTCTTGGTCGTTTATCATTTTTGTCTGTTGTTATTGTTGTACATACCAGCCATTTTCATTTCTTCTTTGGCTTTGCTTATTACTGTTACGCACCATGATAGCTGATGTGTTGCGGTTCGATTGCACCGTTCACACCAATCGACCAAATATCGTTCTTCCCTGCAAAGGGAGTTTACTAAAGCGTTTATTGCCGTAGCTGTAGCCTTGGCATTTTTGGCTGTTTCGGCAAGTGTTTTCATTGTTTCGGAATTCATGGCTTCGTTAAGCCAATATTTAGCATCAGCTAATAACTTGCCTGAACGGGCGACATATACAGCCAAGTCATTTCCGCGCAATACGGCTTCTTCTGCATTTTCGCTCATTGTTATATTGAGGAATGAGTCAATACCTGTAAGTTCCTTGCAGATTTGTTCTTTGGGTGTGATAAGTATGTTCATATCGTTTTCGATTAAAATATATCAAGAAAAGAGCATCCACCATTTAAAAGCCAATTCATCATATTTCTCTTTTCCACGTTTATAGGTATCATCGTCGCGTCTAATGAATGCTTTGAATATTTTCAGGTTCTTCTTGCTGATGGCATAGATAAAGTCCTGTTGACTTCCTGCTATATCCATATACCATGCTCTGGAACGGTCCCAATCAAAAAAATCTATAGCTTCATTGAACTGGTTTTGTGATTCTGCAAAAGTGGTCTTTAAATCTCCACCAAATCCAAAACCAGGTAACCACCAATCCCATTTACATCGGGTATCAAGAGTATACTCAAAGTTTCCGTAGAGAAATCGCTGGGATTTGTTTACCATGAATTTCTGGGTATCGGAGTTGGAAAGAACGGCTCTAAGGAACTCGTCTTTTCTTGCCTCTTTTCTTAAAGCTTCCCTCATGGCAAGGCCTAACTCGAAATCTTCCCGTGAATAGGTTACATCATCCACCATGCGCTTACTATAATGTACCCGTTCGTTTTCGGTAATAAGTGCATCTACCAATGTCCCAAACTTGAAGGCTTTTTCTTTATCCCCATACTGGGTACGGGGATAAAGATAGTTTTTGAGTTCTGTCAGATCGGAGTTGCTGACTTCTGTACGCAAGTAATATGAATCCGGATTTGCCATTACTTTCCTGCTTTAACTTCTTCTTCGTATCGGATATATTTTGATTTGATTTTCATTTCATCATCGCTGTTGGCTTTCTTTTCGCAGAAGGAAATCATCTTTTTGTGGATTTTTTCAAGTTCTTCTATTGTCAGATTCTGACCTTCATTTATCCACCACATCTGATATATTTCCAAGAAGCCGGCAGGGTGTAGTATTTTAATCCTTTCAGTCACTTTGGCTTTGCTGGTTCTTGTTGTAACAGAAGCGGCAGCCGTTGCAAACAGACTATTCATTTGTGCGGATTGTATAGAAGACTCCGCTTTTTGTTGCTGCTCATGTTCTTTTTGCTGTATTTCAAGTTCACGTTGTTTTCGCTCCTCTTCTTCCCGTTGTTTCCTTTCGGCTTCCGCTTTGGCAGCAGCTTCAGCATCTTTCTTGCGCAATTCTTCTTCCTCAATAAGTTCTTGCTTTTTGGAGGAAAGACGGTCGATAAATGACTGACGTAAATCCTCCATGTCAAACTTATACTGTTGAGAGAAAGCGGAATATTTATTGCTTAGAATTTCAGCCTTGATATTCTCTTTGGTTTGTGCGTCCAGATAGTAAGTTGTAATATCTTTATTGAAAGTGTCGAAGTGCTCACGAGGATACAGAGTTGACCAACCTCTAATACTCTTTTCTTTCAGCTCAAATGTAGCCAGTGTAATGCTTTCCCAAATATGGCTCAGATTCTTCTGTTGTTCGGCAAAATAGGAACTCATGTGTGTATTGATAGCTTGTTCAATAGCAAGCCGATACGTTCCTTTTTCCTTTTCAATATTGGCTTGTCGTTGCATCTCCTGCTGCTTCCTTCTTTCTTCTTCACGTTTCAGTGCTGCATATCTATCACGTTCTGCAGCTATTTTGCCCGGAATTGTTGATTTGTCTTTTGGGTCAATAGCTTTTTCATCTGTCGTGAAAATGGACCGGATACGGTCGAATAGTTGGGTAACAGGCGCACGACGGCTTTTCATGTTGGTAATTGTAACATTGACTTTCTTCAGATACTCCGCAGCTTTGGCATCCAGTTCATCAGTCATGCCTTCTCCTTGAATCGTATCTAAGATTGCCTGTCCCGCTGAATTACAGTTGGCTATCGATTTTTGGTTCTTGCCTAAGGCGTCAGGGGCACTTTTCATTAAAGAGGTAAACTCTTCTACTTTTATTAATTCTGTTGACATAGCTTTAAGTATTAATGGTTAGAATCCTTCTTCTTCATCTGCTTTGCTGACATTTACAGATACCGGTTCCGGTGCGGTGAGCTGTTTTTCTTCACCGAAAGGAATGTTTGGGTCTTCCTGTGCAATATTGGCATCTTCCACAATTCCATAATCGATGATTTCTTCTTCCTCCTGGTCGGTTGCCATAATGGTATATTTTCCGGTACGTACTTTAGGGTATGCGTCGAAGGCGTGTTTAATCATTTTATTTTCAAGGAAACCGGGGTCAATACCGCCATTATTGGAAGTGTATAAAGCATTGGCATTACCAAGTTCTCTTCGTCTGGTCTGCTCATTCCATTTGGAATTTGCTTTTTCGCTATAATGCTTCAAGCGTTCAATATCCCCTTGCATGAGCCATTGATAATCCACTGAATTATCATTGCGTACAATGCGTATGAATGCTGCAATAACCTTGGTTGATGTGCGGGGGCATTGTGCTTCATACTCTATGTTTTTTACTCCATTGACTAAAGATGCCTTGAAATGGTCTCCCTCATAAACGACGACGGGGTTGTCAGCATATTTAATTTGCCCGGCACGCATACGCATGGTAAGTTCACCGTAGCCGGTAACTGAAACGTATGCACGTTTTTCGTAAATATCGTTCCCATGTTCGTTTTTGTACCCAGTTTTGCAGTTGCGACTCAGAATATAGCAGAGCGGATGCCCTGTCTGGTCTAATGTTAGTCCATTGACTGCGATATCAAGGAAACAGCCATAAAGGGACATTTTGCTTGAAGTGGCTACATCGGGGTTATCCCGAAGTAATTTTTGAAAATTGAATACTTCTTTGTGGTACATCTGCTCACCCTTATCCGTACCCCAAATTGCATTGTACATTTGAATAAACTTTGCTTGTACACCTTCATTTTCGACAATTTTCGTTGCTGGAAGCGCATTTAGCTCTTCCATCTTAACTTGAATAATACTGCTCATAATGAGAATTTTAGTTGTTAATATTAAAATCTGCCTTGTCTAACCGTACCCAGACTGATTTGCCGGGACTATTAAACGATTGTTCTAAATCGACATCAACAAGCACCTGATTATAGCATTCCAATTTGCGTATAACCACTCCGGTAATAATGGCGTAGTCCACATCATCCCCGTAATGTCCGCACCGGAAAAAGAGTCCGGCTGTAATGTTCTGCCCTATTTGTATATCTTTTGCAGTCATGGTACTTGCATTAATACTTTGATTATGTTGGCCGGTACTTTGTTATGAATATCCATCATGGCACTTGCTGTTTCCAGTTCGGACATTTTCACATAATACTTGCCGCGTTCCTTGTTCTTTGCAGGATAAAACTTTATCCATTCCTTACTACGCCATTCTGTAATGAGACGACGTCCGTATATCTTTTCTGCTTGGGAGATTGTTACCACCTCCGGCAGTAGCCCTAATGCTTTAAGCGTCTGAATCGTTCCGATTTTTATGCCGCTTGCTACAATTCTTTCTAAATATCTTTCTCCCATTTTAGCTGTTTCTTTGGTTGGTTAATTATTGGTTACGAGCTTTCTTCACTATCTGAAACACATTGCAACTCTATGCTATGCTGCCTGTTTATAATTAGGTTGAGATATTTCTTCGGTCTTGTATCTTTGCGTTCTTCCTCTTCTTGTTCGGTAGTAATAATCGTGATGATTATCTACTGAAAATTGGAATATTGTTATTCCCAAGAAGCAAAGAGCTATAATCGTCTTTTGTAGCTGTTGAAAATCTATGTTTAGAGTAAATACTCTATTGGCCCACCATGACCCCAGTTCATTTAATTTGCTGGTTCCGGTCTTTTTGTATGCTTTGTCGAGCAATACGTTGATAGTTCCGTAAGCCACGTGAAGCCTGTCTGCCATTTCTTTCTTTGCGAGTCCGCAAAAGGCAAGTCCGGCGATTTGATTTTCACGCTTGGTTA